GGGGTAATGACATTCAAGATGAACATCATTACGGCGAAACCACGCCAGCCACCCACAGTTGGCTCCCCCCCTCTTTTACAAGGAGGGAAACCAAAAGTGAAGCTACCGACGAGTCTCACGAATTTGCTGGCAGTTTGCCGAAAGCAGGCACGTCGGGGTGGTCAGAGACCACACCTAAATGAGCCGCTTCCGAAAACTGTCTTAGCTGCAACAGAATTGTTGTCGACTAAGGGTCAGCGGAAGGGGAGTACAGATTTAAAGACAGTTTCCTTGCAGTGGACAGCTCTGTATGGTGCACTAAGCTTGAGTCTGAAGTCGATCGATGAACTCGACATCACAACCCGGCCAGGCATCGCGGCCTGGAGGGGGTTGTGGTCCCTCTGCGAATGGTTCTTACTAACTGCGTCCGCCCAAGGGGCATACGCGATTGGTAAGGCAATCAAACAGTGGGCGACAGAGGCTCAAGCTTATTCCTGTAATGCACCACAACGTAGTAGGCGGGTCGGGTACGCCCCACGCTTCTTCAAGCGAAAGGGAGATTCCGGCCACGTATTTATCCGAGGTTCTCTTGTCTCGGCGTGGACAAGAAAGAATGCATGGACTTTTGCCAACATAGGTCGATCAATACCGCCCCCAGCACAGGATATGCTGGAGAGTTGTAAAGATAAGGACCTCGCCGACTGGCGAAAGCGCCTCTTCGAGACGCCTTATGAAGGGCCCAAGTCAATGCACGCAGAACATCACCGTGCTTCCCGGCGGAGGGAGCAGTTAACCTCCGAGAAGGAGATAACTAGTGAGTTCTTGAAACGGGTTACGAATTGGGTTAAACGCCGCTTCGAAGGCCTGATCCGTAGGACCAAAGAACGTGACCCGGCTAGCTTAAAGCTAGACGCGGTCAAACTAAACACTAGTGCTACGTTGGAGAGGTCGAGGTCTAAGGGTGGTGCGTACACATATTATGTTGACCAGATACGCCGCCTGACGTGCGGGGATCCGATCAGCATTGAACTCCTAAAGGGGTTCACGGATGAGAAGTTTGGAGAGGAATTCTGGTTCCAGAGACTGGAGCATCCCTCCGGAAGGGCCTCTGCAACAGCAGAGGCACCTAACGGTAGGTACTTTGGCTCTGGACCAGCAGACCCACGGGCATGGGTCATGCACCACTTTGCCGCACCAGGGCGGAAAGATAGTGATCTCCTTATTCCAGACTCTATTCCCGTTTCGGTGCGTACAGTGATCATGCCCTGGCTGGCACAACGGATTGCAATGAGGGAGTATCTAGCCAAAGAGCTAGACCCTCTCCCAATGCGACCCCTTGCACTACCAGAACGCGGTCAGAAAGTTCGTATTGCTACAATCTCTCCAGCCTATTCAGTGGTGTTGGGTCAACAACTGAACGGGCTCCTGCTACGCTTACTTAAACGCTCGAATGTCCATTCCCACACACTCCTCGGTGAGACAGGTGTCCCACGGACCCTTAAAGCAGGAATCGCTTATTTCGGAGCTGCTCAGGACTTCGTCCTGACTAGCGCAGATTTGACAGCTGCTTCTGACTTCATCCCACACGAGGTGGCGATGGCCGTTTGGAACGGAATTTGGGGTGCGATCGACGGGATCGTTCCACCAGAATTCTACAATATCG